AGCTTCAAGAACGAAGACAAGCCCGAAGAGACCGTTGCTAACGAGACGCCGGTCGAGACACCGGTGGATACTGTCGAGGCCAAGACGGAAGATTCTCCTAAGGAGGAGACCAGTACCGAAGAGACTCACACGGAGGAGACGACGGAAGAGACTCATACCGAGGACAAGCCCGAGGACAAACCGGATGATAAGCAGGCGGAGGAAAAGCCTCCCAAACCGGACCTCAGCAAGCTTACGAAGGAGCAGAAGGCCGAGCATGCTTTCCAGAGACAACTTGCTAAGCAGAAGGCCAAGTACGAGTCCAGTCTGGACGACATCAAGAACACGTTCCAGAAGCAGTTTGACGAGTTTAAACAGTCCATACAACCTAAGAAGGAGCCGGAGCCTATCAAGACTCGCGAGGATTTCCCGATTGGTAAGGGCGGTGATGACGCGTACGTCAAGTACCTCACGCAACTCGGTGTTGACGAGGCTCTGGCGAAGCATGAGGCTGAGGCGGCCAAGAAGGCCGAAGAGGAGGCCGAAGCGGCCAAGAAGGCGGAAGAGCAGGCAAATGCGCAGAGGAAAGTCGCAGAGTATTTCAACCGTAACGCCAAGGAAGCCTTCGGCGATAACTACGGAGCCTTCGAGAAGCTGGTCAACAGGGGTGTCGCCAACGGTCTCGCAGAGGTGCTGGACGAAGCGCCAGCCGTACGTGACTTTGTATTTGGTTCTCCCGAGGGCCCGGTGGTCCTTAACGAGATGCTCCAGAACAAGGATGCGTTTGTCCGTATCATGAGTCGAGGCGGCAACCCGATGGAAGCTGTTATCGAATGTCATGACCTCGCGAAGGAGATTGCCGCACGTGCCAAGGCGCCGGCAGAAGAGGTTGCTCCGCAACCAAAGATGCCACCTATTGGCAAGCCAGGCGCCGGTGCCGGAGGAGTCACTGCCCCGAACATGTTCAAGGACGATGCTTCCCTTATTGACTTCGTACGCCGTCGTAAATACGGTTCCTGATAGATAAAAACAGTTTTCCCTACTATTAAGGCTGGAGAGGCAAAATCGCCTAGCTAGCCTTTTTCTTTTCTGCCGACTGGTGGCTTACCAGACATGCGTGATACAGTACCGAACGCACGGTGCAATACAGACAAAGTTAAACCGGCCCACAAGGGTCAAAATTTGTCACGCATGTTGAAAACGCTTGAACAGCGTGGCGGAGGAAAAAAATATGGCAGTTTACGGTCAAGTGGGAGCTAACGTCAGTAACTCCTTTACCAACAACAAGAAAGTGCAGCTCATCGCTGCTAACGTGGCTGACGCACGTGTGTTTACCAAGGCTTCTGTCTCTAAGATGCCTCAGGGTGAGTTCTCTGGCAAGAAGTATGGTAAGTCCTATCATCTCTACATTCCGGGCAAGCCGAAGGTTGTCAACGGTGTCGTAGCCGACCCGTCCGACATCACCGAAGTCGAAACCCAGGTGTTCCTCGACAACGACAACGTGTCCGCCGAACTCGGTGCATGGCAGCGTCTCGGTGATATCGAGTCCTTCCAGGACGAAATCGCCGGTCCGTGGGCCCTCACGCTCGCTCGTGACCAGGAAAAGAAGATTGTCAAGAACGAAATCTTCAAGGGTCTCGGTGCTGTGATTGCTCCGAAGACTTCCGTGGCTCTCGACGGTGCTGACTACGGTGTGCTTTCCAAGGCCACTGCCAAGCTCCGCAAGCTCGCTCTCGGTTCCGAACTCGTTGGCTTCCTTGATCCGGACGTCGAAGCTGAAATCTCCAGCAAGGCCGTTTCGAACAAGTTCATCACCAACGACTCCACGTTCATGAAGCTGTACGGCGAGAACGCTATCGGTAAATATGCTACTGCGGGCTGGGTTGAATCTCCGGACCTCCCGTCAATCACGACCCCGGCTACCGCAGCTAATGCGACCATCACTCTCACTAACAACGAAGTTGCTGCCACTGTTGGTTTCGACCCGATCAAAACCATCACTGGTACTGACCTGTTCGTGGGTGCGGTGTTCAACGTCGCTGGCTTGAAGATTGTGGATACCTCGGGCATCCAGACCGATGTGCCTGTTCAGGTCATCGTGACTTCTGTAAACGCTGCCGGTACGTCGGGCACCATTTCCGAGCTCCGTATCGCTCTCGATGGTGAAAAGTCCAACAACCCGAACGCTTGGGTGCCGGCTGGTACGTCTACTCTGACTGCCACTTACGCGCTCAAGACTTCTGCCACTTACCTCATCGGCGAAGTGCGTTCTAAGGATGCTCTTGCGTACGACACCTACCAGTTCGACGTTCTGCCTGGTTCCCAGGACGAAATGGTCGCGACTGTCGCCGGTTCGTCCGTCAAGATGCGCATCTTTGGCGATGGCACCAACTTGAACAAGCTTGTTCGTATCGACTCCAGCTATGCTGCCGCTCTGTATGAACCTCGCAATGCAGTGGTGATCTACATCGAAGCCTAATTGACCCAACATTGATAAGAGAGGCCTTCCACTAGGGAGGCCTTTCTTATTGGCCTACTTTCAAGGTCGAGAGGTACTTATGATTGCCGTAAACGAACTAATCCAGCAAGCCTACGAGTCCATCAACATGACAGGGATGGGCGAAGCTGTCGGCGACTACGCTGACGATAACATGCCGATTGTCGGTGTCAACGAGCTTAACCGTCTTATAACGCAGCTCAACAACGAGGGCTTCCTAGCCATGGCGCAGAAGTGTGTCGACTGTCCTAACGCGTCGACAATATACTTTCGGAAGCTGATTGATGGAGAGATTCCTCAGCCAGGTACGGTCGATATGGAAGCGCCCGAGAAGGTTGTATCGGTTGCCAGACGGCTCGGCAACCGTTACATCGTGCTCAACAATTCCAACCTTGTCCAACAGGCATGGAAGAACACCTACACGACAGCTCGTACGTGGACGTACAATACCGAGCTTGAGACGACTCCTGATGACCACGTGCCGGACAACCGCGTAGTCGGTATTCTGACACTTGACGGACAGCCACGCGGTGCAGTGAGGGTCTGGTACAACTCCAAGTTGCCGAAGTACAAGCTGGACGAGACCGTGTACCTGTCCGACCTTTACAACGAGTTGCTGCTGTCCGGACTTGCTTGGCGCCTCGCCAACTATTTCGAGCTTAGCGACGAGAAGAAGCAGAGCACTCTTCGCGACTTCGACGCGGCCAAGTCTCTCATCAAGCGCAACAACGTAACTCAGAGGATGCTAGTCAACAGCAACATCGGCAGCGACTGGCGCGACCCGTACTTCAACGGTCTCAACGGTGAGGGCATGTAATGTCTACGACCAAAGTGAGCAATTACCTCGTTTCACCAGGTACCAACAAGGGCCGGCATCCGGCCACCATGGGTACTTCGTGGAGCTGCAACATGTTCCTAGACATCAACCAGGAGAACCGTTACATGGCGTCGTTGCCAGGTCTTGACTTTGTACGCAAGATTGGTGACGGTAAGTGCCGTGGTGCCTATGTTTCCTCGGTAGGTCTGTCAAAGGATGCGCAACAGGAGAACGCTTTCGTAGTGTTCGGACAGACTATGTACCGTATCGACTGGGTCGGCAACGTGGATGCCATCGGCATGGTTGCCAACGGTTCGAGCATGGTCAACTTTGCCGAGACCGGCGGTATTAACCCGTACTTGCTGGTGGCTGACGGTTCCAACCTCTGGGCATATAACCTTATCGAGGGCGGGACTCTGCGTCGTATTACGCTTCCGCAGCGTGTCACCGGCGACGGCGGACAAATTAATCCGAGCCACGTTGCAGTGGTTGGCGGATCTGTAGTCATCAACGACCGGACCAGCGGATTTGTCTACTACAGCATACCGTACCCGCTCAACTCCGACACGCGCGATGTTTTCCGGACACAGATAGTGGACGGCAAGCGAGAACCGGTGTATGACCCGGACAATCCGTACAAGATATTGACCGAGCCGGTCGACGCTTTTGACTGGATGTTCCTGGACTCGTACGGTGTGCAGCAGTACTTCAATGCCGAGAGTTCTTCGGACAACGTAAGGGCCATCGAGGCTGTCGGCCCGAACCTGTACCTGTTCGGTTACAAGACCGTGGAGATATGGCAACGCGGTTCCGGCGAGGATTCGACTTGGCAGCGCCAGTCATACACGACCAACGCTTCTAACGGTCTGCAAGCGCCTAACTCCATAGCCATATGTGGATCTAATTTGTACTACCTGGGCTCCGGAGAGAGTTACGCCAAGGGCGTGCTCATGGTGTCTGGCCAGAGCTATACAAAAATTTCCGAGGATTGGCTAGACGACAAGCTGCTTCAGGAGACCGGCGACTCGGCTTACGCGTTTGCTTACGCAGTAGGCTCGCATAACTTCTACGTATTGCAGTTGGGCAACCTTCAGGAAACGTGGGTCTATGACACGGCCTCGAAGGAATGGCACCAGAGAGTATCTCGCGTCTACGAGAGCGGCCAGGAGACCAGATGGCGCCCATGTGCGCTGATATGGTTCAAGGGACGGTTCTGGGCATACTGCAACGACGGTTGTGAATACAAGCATTCCGAGGACTACTGGTATGAAGACTACGGAAGCAAGGAAAAACGTCTTCCAATGATTCGTCATCGTCAGGGTGCCCTGCTTGTCAACGACGAGCGGCCATTCATATTCCACGAGCTCGCCGTGGAGTGCAACGTCGGTACGTGGGATGACTACAAGTTACAGCCGGAGATGCTTCTCGAGGTGTCTCGTGACGGTGGCAACACGTGGGGACACGTGCGCCGTTGTCGTATGGG